AGAGATGGAAACATCTCTCCCGCACCCCTCGATAGGGTTATGGCCCGTTGGTCAAGTGGTTAAGACACGGCCCTTTGACGGCTGTAACATGGGTTCGAGTCCCGTACGGGTCACCACTTCGGCAATCCGTATGGGTTGCCGAATATACGGAGGCTTAGCTCAGCTGGTTAGAGCGCCTGCTTCACACGCAGGAGGTCACTGGTTCGAGTCCAGCAGTCTCCACCAAAAAATCCCTGTAACAACAACTGTTACAGGGATTTTCTTATTTCCTATAAAACGCGTTTGTTAGTAACGTGTTAGCAACGTCATCCCTTCTCCACCACGTGCATGCACTGCCGCAGCGCCTCTTTCACGTTGGGATCGTCGGTATCCTGCATCATGCGCTCGATCACATCTTTGGCATGCCCATCGCGTGAATACCCGTCATCGCGGCTATACCGGCCCATAGAGTCTCTCTTGCGCCGGTACGAGCTGCCGCGCCCATACGTACCACGGATGCTTGCATCCCAGTCGCCGCCGCGGGAATACCCATCCTCGCGGGAATACCCATCATCACGGCTGTACCCGCCGCTCTCAAACATGGCGATCTTATCAATGTTCTTGATAGAGGCCGTCAGCTTGTGGATCACGTCCAGCTCCCCGGTGCCCATCTCCTGCTTGCCGGCATACTCGGAAAGCTCGTCACACAGCATCTCTCGGATGCCGAAAAGTTCCTTCATGTTCATGTCGTCCCTCCTCTCACGCAATTCTCTCAACGGTCAGATTGCTGTTGGCAAAGTTGACCGCCTGCGTACTGGTGTTCTTCATGGCGACCGTCAGACAACAGCCCTTCGGAACGCACACCTGCGCGGAAACGTAGATGTTGAAATAGTTTTCCACGGCAGCAGGCGTCACCGTCGCTGTAGCGCTGGTCAATGCCTCGCCGTTGACGGCCAGCGCGGCGGTGATGGCTCCCACAGTCCCGCCGGTGGGAATGGCGATGTTGCCGCCGTAAGTGACTTTGTACAGTGCTCTGCACTGGCTCGTCAGTCCACGCAGCGTCACCACCCCGGCCCCCTCACGGTGTACGATGCACGGCTTGCTGTTGACCGCGGTTTCCGTCAGAGGCACATTCTGCCCTGCGGCCACAGTCACAATATTGGCGTTGGTAAACTCGGCCAAAATAATCACTCCTTTCAAAATACAGCGGCGGAGCTATTGCCCCGCCGCGTTGGTGTCAGTATCAGCACGGGGCTGAACAGTTCGGAAATTCCGAACAGCTGGTGCTATGCAGTTGTCAGCAGCCGCAGCAGCCGGTATAACTGCCGCTTGCCCACGGGTTACAGGACGGGTAACTGGGAATGGGCGTGGGGCGCAGCTGGGAGATCAGGTAGTTGTTCTGCGCAGCCTGAGATGCGGCAAGGCGCAGCTCCTGATTGGCGCTCTGAAGATCCTGCATCTTGCTCTGCGTCAGGAAGTCAAGGATAGCGCGGCTATTCTGGTTCTGGTTGTCAATGATGTCACGCGCAGCGGTGTTGACCGTGTTGCGGGTGTCGCAGGCCTGCGTCGCCATGTCGTACCGCACCTGGGCGATAGCCGCCCGGTTTTCGCAACAGCAATTTGCGGCTTGCATCTGCATGGCGGTGAGCTGCTGCATCAGCGCCGCCTGCTGGTTGCTTCGGGACAGCTCGGCCTGTGCAAAGCCGTTTGCCATCGCCATGTTGGTGCCGTTGACAAGCTGCGCCTGCTGGTAAAATCCGTCGCAAAGTCCCTGATTTACACTGTCGATCTTGCGCTCGATGTTGGCGAAGTCGGAAGTCAGAACATAACCGTCCATCACGCCGTTGCCGCCGCCACCGAAGCCAAAGCCATTACCCCAGCCGCCGAACGCAGCGAAAATGAGAAACAGCACGATCCACCATGCGCCATCGCCGCCCCAGCCGAAGCCGTTACCGTTGCCGGTGTTGGCAGGAGCCACAGGCATAGTCAGCATGGTGCCGTCAGAGGAAAGAGACATAGTATCACTCCTTTTGAAAAAATATTTATATCAAACCGTGGCCACGATTTTGATTACTTGAAAAGCCCCTGAAATTGGTTCGCCATTGCTTGGATTTGGTTGAGCTGCTGCTGCGAGAGTCTACCGCTTTGCAGCATCTTCTCAACCTCTGCTTTTGGGTCACCTTTAAAACTGGATTTGAACTGCTTGAACTGCTGCAAAAGCTGTGGGAAGCCCCCCATTGGCCCCGGCATCTGCCCGCCGCCCAACGCATTGAAAAATGGATTATTACTCATCGTCTTCGTCCTCCTCCACCTTGCGTTTCTTCTTTCCCTTCATTTCGCCCACAAGAGCCGCCAGCGCGTCGAACTCTTTACGGGTCACATATTCCGGGGCAGGTGTTTTCTGCGCTTCAGGCGCGTTTGCAAGCCGCTCCACAAGGTCGTATACCTTCAGCGTCGGCTTGCCGCTTGCGTCCGCCTGCTTCAGGTACACCGTGGGCGCCGTGCTGTCCCAAAGGGCCACCGCCGCGTTGGGTGCCACCATCCAGCTCCTGGCCTCCTGCTCGCCCGATACCCACTGCACGCCGCTCTGCGGTATAGGGTTCTGCATCTGCGGCATCTGCTGGGGCATCATCTGCTGCTGCCTGAGCTGGCCGAGATTGTCCGGCATCGGCGGCATATAGGGGTTTCCGTAATAGGGATAGTTCATTCCTCATCCGTCCTTTCCCAAAAATACAAAGGTGTTTCGGCCCCGGAGTCCCACGTGTCATGCCAGTCTCCGTCTATCACGCACACCACGTGGGACGCCAGCGCCAGAAGATATGTACCACGCGGGTGCTCCCTTGCGAAGTCGCCCACGGAATAGCTGTCCGGGTAATCATCCGGGACAATATGCCGCCTAAATCCAAGTTTTTTCAGGTACGCGCCCCATACGTTGTTGGCGCTGGGCATATCCGCCAAAGCCAGCCCCTGCATACACAGCTGCACATACGTCTCATGCCATCCCTGCCCTGTGGCCTTGCAGATGGCCCTCACCGGGCAATCCCCCACGTTTTTGCCCGCCGGGTTTGGGTTATAGCGCACGAACATCACGACCACCTCTCTTTGCTGTAAGCATACAGGGATATGCCCGTTTCAAAGTGGCGATAAAGTGGCTGATAAGTGCGCGTTAAAGATCAGCGCATCTCTATTGCGTTTTTACTTATTTCGCCGTATAATCAGACTACCCCCCCAACACACGCCGCCGTCCCCCCTTTCGGCGGCAAATAAAAAGCCACACCTTTTCAGGTGTGGCTTTTTTCTGCGTTCAGCCCGTCTGCAATTTTTCGGTATGCCCTTCGCCGGCATCGTTTTACCACGTCCACAGACACGTTCATGCAAAATGCCTGCTCCACGCAACTGCGACGCCGCACATCGCACTCCGCGATGCACTGGGCTTCCTCTTGTGGTAACTCAAAAGATTGGATCCATGCGATAGCCCTCTTGGGTGCCATGCCCTTCAGCATGGCGCGGATTTCCCTGTGCTGCTGGTTCATCCTGCTTACGCAGGCCTGCGGACCGCCTTGCGGCGGGATGGTGCCATAGGATGGTTGCGCCTATCGCCCGTTGCTCCTTTCTTTGTTTTACGGTGCCATCCACCGGTTTCTCAGTTCTTTCACAGAGTTTACGCCCTGCTCCTGCTTCATAATGGCCTCCACGCCCTGTCGCACGTCCGCCTCCTCATAGCCGTGCGCCAGCATCTCCCGGTAGATCAGACGCGCCGTTTCGGTGTCCCTGTCTTTTTGTGCCCGGTACAGCAGCTCGCACCACGTTTTCCGGTTCCCGGCGCTCTTGTCCATGCGGTAGATGGCCTTTTCCATCTCAAACATCAGCCGCACATTCCCGGTCTCGCTGGCAATACTTCTGGCAATGGCCCAGGTATCCCGTCCCAGGTTCGCCACGCTGACGCCGAAGATCTTGCTGACCACGGTCAGGAACTGCTTGACGTTGTACGCCGCCGTTTTTTTGCCCTGTCCGTTGGCGCTGGAGATCATGGACTTGGTGGCCCTTACGATGTCGTCCACCGCACCGGCATCCATGCGGTCTACGGTGTAGCCCTGCAGAATGGAGATAATGTCTTTGGCGTAGGGAATACGACCCACCAGTGTGATGTTGCCCTTCACATTGCCCTGCAGCGTGATGTTCTTGACAGCCTCGCCAAAGTCTTTTTCTTCCCCTGTAATGCCGGTAAAGGCTTCCAAAACGCGCTCCCAGTACTTCTTGTCCTTGTCGTCGTCCCGCAGGCCGTCCACGATGGACTGCGCCAGTGCGTTCACCACGTCCGTTACCAGCAGGGCGCCCACGGCCCGCTTGAGCTGCTTCAGCGCCTTACTGCGCTTCTGCGGGTTTGTTTCATACACCCATGCGTCGTAGGAACGCATCAGGATATTCAGGCTTTTCAGCGGCTCACCCATAAAGGACGTGGCCTGCCGGGTCAGCGCGTCGCTGTCCCGCATGATCTGCGTCCGCTGCATGATGCCATCAACCACCTGCGTCTGGTCAATCACGTCCGTAAATACCTCCGCCACCTGCTGATAGTAGGCATCGCTGCCCGCCTCCAGGCTTGTGTCCGCCGCCACCTGCCACTCGCAGGCGTTCCAGATCTTGCCCCATGTCACCGCGTCGGCTTTCCCGGCCAGCGACATACTCTTGTCGTTCAGCCACGCCATAAAGCTGCCGTCCGTGCCGTATACCTCCCGCGCAATGGTGTACCGGCTGCCCTGGTCAAAGCCGGACGTGTCCTTGATGCCCGCAATGGGCGCCCACTTCCGGGCCTTGTCCCATCCGTTGCCTTTGGTCACGCCGTTGCCCAGGCCCTTCGCCATGTTCTCCGGGTCCAGCACCACCGCCGCCCGGAAGTACGCTGTGGGCTGCTGGATGACCACGCGCAGGTTCGCACCCACCGCAGCGCCCTTCGTGTTGCCCACAATGCGCTCCACGGCCCTTGTGGTGGCGCTGGCGTTCTTCACCATGCCGTTCTGCACATCCCGCATCAGGTTTCGCCAGTAGCTCTGCGCCGCGTCGCCGTACACACTTGACAGCACCTGCCGCACGTTCTTCCCGGTCAGGTTGCCCATGCTGTCCCGGTACCGGTAGTTGTACAGCCGGTTGATGTCCTCCATCGGGGCCAGCAGCGTGGCGTACTTGATCATGTCGCTGGCGTTCTGCGCAAACACGTCGTACACGCCGCCAATGTCCAGCGCGTTGCTGGCGTTTGGCGTCAGAGCCTTTGCGCTGCCCATATTCTTGATCTCTCTGGCGATGTCCGGTCCCTTCTCCACGCTGGATGCCGTGGCCTCCTTCGCCGTCTTGATGGGCCAGTAGTGCTCTTCCATGAACTTCCGGTAGCCGTACACGGTCATGCTGGCCTCGTTGCCCCACTCCGCCAGCTTGGTGCTGGCCAGCTTCTGCAATCCGTCCGCCACCTTGATCTGCTCCGGTGTCAGAACGAAGGTGATGGCCCTGACGTCCTCCAGCGTCAGCAGGATGTTCTCCGTACCGCGGGGGATGGCTTTCAGCTTGCCGTCCCGCTTGATCTCCGGCTGCACGATGCCGCCCACCATCAGGTGGTTCATGGCCTGCTCACCGCGCTTTGCCAGGTTGTACAGGTTCATGATCTGCTCGTTGGTCAGCGTCAGCTCCACGCCCCGGCTTGTGGTAAAGGTGTGCCGCTCAAAGCGGTTTTTGTACACATCCGCATCCAGGAACTTTTTAGCCGCCTCCCGCAGCTCCGTCAGCATCACGTGCTCCCGATCCTGCGCGTTCCGCAGCGTCCGGTATACCTGCATGCCGCCGTCGCCGTAGGCGGAGAAGAACGTATACGGGTCCGCCATATCCAGCGAGATTTTCCGGTTCCGCCGCTTCCGGCTCATGCTGCCCATCATAAGGCTGTCCGCCCACTCGCTGGTCCGTGCGTATTTCTGGTTCGCCAGCGTCCGGTCGTAGCTGGTCAGCGTGGCCTCAATGGCCCGCACCGCGTTCCATACGGTCTCCAGCTCCGTCACGTTCATGTCGGCGATACGCTTTCCGCCAAGCGCCGCCAGACTGTCCAGCAGACCGCCGCTGTCCAGCAAATCGGGGTCCACCACCATGTTCCCCTCACGGGCAATGATGTCCTCGTATGCCTTTTTCAGTTTCACGGCCTCCTGCGTCCGTCGGGTCGGGTCGCCGCCGGCGTTTTTCCGCAGCCGTCCGTTCTCGTCGTAGCTGTATGCGCTCTCCAGGTTGATGTTCCGCAGCAGATCGGCCACCACCACGCGCAGCTCCTCCGGAATGTGCTTCTTGTCTGTTGGCCGCAGCAGCTTTTCGGACAAAGGCCCCGTGTGTCTGGCGATCTTTGCACGCATCTCCGCGGCGTACCGCTTCTCCCGGACCTTCTGGGTCTTCTCGCTGTACTCCCGGCGCATCCGCTTCACCATGTCCCGGCGCTTTTCCCGCTCCTTTGTCAGCATTTCACGCACCCGTCCCACGGCCTCCTGCTTCTCCAGCTCCCGCCGGTCGGCAAAGGTCTTCTTCTGCCGCACCTGGTCAGAGATCATGCCGTCAATGATGTCGTTGGCGACCTCCTGGATGGCTGCGTCACGGTAGCTGTCAAATGGGTTTTCATAGATGCTGTCCATGCTGTCCAGCACATCCGCGATCTGCTGCAGTTTGTCCGCCTCGGTATACACGTCGCTGGGGAAATAGCCCTCGCCGAACATCTCCGTCATTTCCGCATACATGGTGTCCACCGGCAAGCCCTCCGACTTGTTCAGCTTCAGCGTTCCCATGTACCGCTTGCGGAACTCGTTGTAGTGGTCCATCTCCCCGTTGAAAAGGATCTTCTGCCGCTTCAGGTAGTCTTTGATCTCCAGCAGCTCCGCGCCGTGCTCCGTCAGCTCCGTCGTGTTGTCCACGATTGCCGTCGCCGCGTTTCTGGCGTAGGGCATAAGGTCGGCCATGCTCACGTCACGCTTCATCACAGCCTTGCCAAGCGCCTCCATGTCGGCCTGAATGTCACCGTATTTCACGTCGCTGCCGTACTTGCGGATGGTCTCGCGCCCCAGCTTCTTTACGTCCCGCGCAACAACGGACGGCTCCTTGCTGATCCGCATTTCGCCTTTCAGCTCCTGCACCCGCTGCTCCAATGCGCGGTTGCGGCTGGCCAGTGCTGTGCGCTCCCGTTTCAGGTCACGCACCTCCTGCTCAATGTCTGCCGTACTCCGCAGCTGAAATTTCCTGTTGACATTCTCGCCATCGGTGAGTATACTGGTACCAGAAGGTTTTGGCGAGGTTACTTCCGAATGCGTTTCCGCAGAGAAGGAAGTTTTGCTGATTACCTTCTTTTTTTCTACATCAAGAAGGTCGTACAAATACGATTTCCCATCTGCATCATTGCGGATTAAGAGCTTCCCGCCGTAGACAGTATAGTGGTCTATGGCTTTTTTTGCGTTTAAAATAGGAACCGCAAACTGCGTATCATACCGATACCATCCATTTTGTGCGTCTTTACTGTGTTTCGGCTTTACATTCTCTCGCCACTCGCCATTTTCAGCCAGCAGAAGCATCTCATCCAAGTTGGTAGCCGCTTGCATTTTGATTTTCCGCAGCGCAGGCTTCATGGTTTTTGTGTACTCGGAAGATTTGTATTCTCCCGGCAAGTCTTTTCCCACATAAACAGGCTGTGCATCCGCTAAGATAGTGGAAAAGGGATGGTCTGCGTCCACCAGTGTTTTCAAATACGCTTCTGCCGCCTTAAAATCGCGCGTATCGTTCTCTGTGTCGATAACAGTCATGGTTTTTCCGCCGACGTTACGGATCATATACCGCGCACCGTCGCCCTCACCGGCGTCGGTTTTTACGCGCCCGCTTTCCTTGATAGGAACGCCTGCTTTTTTCAGCTCCGCCTGCCGCTCCGCCGCGTCAAAAGCCGCCTGCCACTTCTGCGCAATGTCCTCCATCTCACCAAAGGTCTTGCCGTAGGCATCCATCGCCGCGTTGTCTCTTGCTTTGCCGGTGAACATAGCCTTGACTTTGGCAAGAAACTCCTTCAGCCCGTCCAGCAGCTTTTGCGCCGCCGTGCGGTTGTCTTTGGCAAACTGTGCAAACAGATCCGTGTCCTCGATCATCCGCCCCGCGAAGTCCGCGGCGATCTCGTCCATCACCTCGTCTTGCGTCAGCGTTACGCCGGCTCTCTCCGCCGCCTCCATGTACCGCTGCACGACCTCCGTTTCCGTGTCCGCGCCGTTCTCCCGCATGCGGTACTCTATCGCAGCCTGCCGGAACGCCCGGTACTCGTCGGGGGACAGGTCCTGCATCCGGTGGGTGACCTCGTGCCCCGCCACCTCATAGATGGGGTTCGTACTGTCCGCCGCGATCTGGATCAGGTTTCTCTCCCTGATGTACTGGCCGTTGGCCTGACCGTCCATAATGCTGTCCACGAACTCGATACGCACGCCCAGCTTCTTGCCGATGGTGTTCAGCGTCGAGGCCGCGCCCTTGTCTTTGGCGATGATGTACCGGCTGTAGGCATTGTCCGCCAGCCCGGCCCCCGCCGTGGTAGTCACGGATGCTGCGTCCGCGTTTTCCCGTGCCAACTGCGCCCTGGCGTCCTCCAGCCCTGCGTTGTACGCCGTGTACCGCTGCTCCGGCGTCAGCATCGCCGCGTACTTGCCCTTGGCCTTGTCCGCCTCAACGCCGTTCAGTCCCGCGTTGTACATGGCGGAAAAGCCTGCGTACACCTCCGCGCCGCTGCCGCTTGTCTCCCGCACCTGCTGATACGCTCTCTGCCCCGCCTCCATAAAGCCACCCACGGCTTTCTGTGCGCGTTTCTGCGTCTGGGGGATAGCCGTGGTGCGCTGTGTCTGCTCCTGCGCTGTCTCGCGGCTTGCAAGGGCGATAATTTCACGTTTGAGCTGGCTGATTGGCTTTTCCGTGTCCAGCTTTACCCCGGTGCTGGCCTCCAGTGTTTCCACGGCCACCGGGTCCCGTGCAATGGCCGCCGCCTGGTTGCCGGTGATCGTCTCGCCCCTGGTCACCGCGCTTACTGCTTCCGCCGTCCTGCCGTCCATCTCCGGCGCGGTGTTCTGCCGCACGTCCCGGTCATACTGCGCTCTGGCCGCGTTGTATGCCGCGCGGTTGGCAAGGGTGTTCACGCCCGTTACACCGCCGGACAGCAATCCGCCAACGATAGCGCCTCCGGCAAATTCCTCCGCCGCTGCCGCCGGGTCGAAAATGGCGCCGTTGCCGATACCGACAAGGGGGTTGTCCCGTCCATATACGGCGTTCTGCGTGGCGCGTTCGATCACGCCCTGCACCACTTCCTCCTTGCCCTCGTCCAGCATGGCGTCCACCCATGCTTTCCATGCGCTGCCGCCGTTCTGCAATTCCCGTGGCAGCGTCTGGATACCGCCGCCAACTTCCACGGCGGCGTTCATTAGTCCGTTGCCGATGGCGTACACGGATGCGCGGAAATCGTCCGCGCCGTCAGCCTTTGCCTGCTCATAGCCAGGGCCAAATACCTGTGCAAAGGAGAGCTGGAAGTTGGGGTCTTTCGCCATTGTCCGCATGCTACGGGAAATGGTGCTTACCAGACCGGAGGAAACTGCCGCGTTTTCCGCCAGTGCGCCTGCATGCGCCGCCGCGCTGGCGCCGCCGGTCCACAAGGCCGCAATAGCCTGCGGTACCGCCGCCACCGTCGCCGCACCCAGGTCTTCAAAAACCTGCGCCGCTTTCCCGCCGCGTGCCGTGTTTTCCGCGTACCGCTGCTGCACGCCCTGCGCCTCCGCGTCAATGGCCCTGTTCCAGCGGTTGAAAAGCCAGTTGCTGGTGTCCGGGTCCCAGTAGCCGTTGGAGCCCTCCCGGGCAAAATCACCCAGCAGGTTCTCTATCCATGCGCCGGCAGAGCTGCCCACTTTGGCGATCTGCGTCAGACCCATTTGTCCGGCCTTTGCCAGCCCCTGCCCAACGTTATATTTCCCCGCCGCACTTGTTGTGTTTCCCGCAGGCACGCTCGGCGTAACCAGCATAGACGTGTCCGGCTTATAGGTGCTGGGCGCTACATCCGCCGCCGTTCTGCCTCCGGTGCGGATAATGTCGCCGCCCATGCCGGCAGCTTCCATTTTGCTGCGGAACTTATCCTGCCACCCACCGCTGTCTGTATTGCGGCTTGCTGCGGGGATGTCGTTTTCCATCCCCGCAGCTTTCATTTTCTTCTGAAATGTCTGCTTCCAGCCCATCGCGCCCTCCTTATTTCCCCGGGTTCTTCACGGCGTATACCAGATCGCTGTACTGCTTCTTTGTGATGTTCCCGTTTTCGTACATAGCCTCCAGCGCCATCACCTGCCCGCTGGTGGTCCTTGCGTTGCTGGTAGCAAGGTTCAGTGCCGTGCTGCTGCTGTATCTTGCGTTGTCGCTGCCGCCGGACCCACCGTTGCCACTGCGGCTTTTCAGCCGGTCAATGCTTGTCGTGCCGGAATATCTGCTGCCGCTGTATGCGCTCCGTGCCGCCCTCTGTGCCGCCGCCAGACGGTCATTGTAATCGGCCAGACTGTCCCGATAGCGGCCGTACTCGTCGTTTGCCAGATTGCGGTACAAATTGGCGGTGTCCATAATGTCGCCGCGCTCCTGGGAGTACATCTGCCGCGCCACTTCCTCCAGCTGCGCCATGTACTGGTTGTACTGCTGCTGCGCCGCCGTGGTGGCATAGCTGGAGGCCAAGCCGCCGGTGCGGGCGGCCACCTGCCCCAATACGTCCTGCATGCTCATCCGTCCGTTATTGCCATACCGATCCGCCAGCGACTGGTACTGGCTGCCCTTTGTCCAGTCCTCATAGTTCATGCTGGTCAGCTGCCGCGCCAAAGCATTCAGCTGATCCAGATACGAGCTGTTGAAGGTGGGAAGTGCACCCACATCTACCGGCATTTCCACCCGCGTGTAGCCTCCGCCGGAATTGCCGCCGCTGTTCCCGTAGTTCAGTGCGCCGCCCACAGCGCCGCCCATTGCGCCCGCCAGGGCGCCGTTGACCGCGTTGTTTTTAATTGCCGCCTTTTTCATGGCGATGGTGTCCGCCATGTTGCGCCGGTTATTCGGGTCGCCGTATAGTCCGCTTACTGCGCCCATAACGCTGCCGGTCGTCGCTTTTTTGTTTTTCCGTATAGCCATAGGCATCCTCCTTATGTCTTGTTTTCCAGCGCCGCCACTCTCTGCTCCAGCGCTGTGTAGTCGTTGCCCAGTACCGTCACACTCTGCGTCAGCGCCGATATGCTGGCCCCCTGGCTGTTTACCGTGCTCTGCAGGGCGGACACCGTATTCTGCAGCGCCGTCAGCAGAATGTACATCTCCGCGTTAGACACGCCCGCCTTGCTGACGTTCTTTGTCACGTTGCCCATTGCCCAGTCAATGCGCTGGCACATGTACTTAATGTAGTTTTCCGTTATGTCCAGCGCCTCGGTCGGGTTTTCCTTTGGCAGCTCGTTTATGCTCTCCGGGAAAACGATCATGTCACATCACTCCCCACCATAAACGCTCTCGATATGCCCAGTATGGTGCACGGGCCCTTACCCTCCAGCCTGAGCTCAAATTTGTCGCACCGGTTGGCCGCAAGCCGCAGGCTGGTCACATTGTGCTCCTTGCCCACCACCTTGCCGCACGTCTGCCACGGCTTCCCGTCGCAGCGCATCTGCGCCGTCATATAGCTGCCCTTCGGCAGCTCCAGCCGCATCAGTATCTTGGAATACGCTTTCTTGCCGTCGATGGTCTCATACATAGGGGCGAACTGCGCCATCCACTCCTGCGTCTGCGGTGTGTCCTCGCCATCCAGCAGGTACACGTCGCCGCCCGCCAGCATGTACAGCTTCTTGCCCAGCCGCGCAAAGTCCACCGCCTCCGTGCCGTCCTCCAGCACCCATATCCCGGTCTTGGTCTCGTACACCATCAGCCGATGCTCCGCGCCGTCCTTCACACTCAGGTAGTAGCTGTCACCGTCGTTGCCGGCTACCGCCTCGGTAAACTCCTTCTCGCCGAAGTTGTCGCTGATCAGCACCGGCGTGCCGCCGGAGTAGGCGTATACCCCGTGAGGGCCTTTATAAAACAGCGTGTCGTTGATCACCTGCTGGCTTTTCTGACATCCATCCTGCAAGCCCTCCATTTCGTAGGTGTACATGGCGTACTCCGCCGGATAGCTGCCCAGCATCTTGTGCAGCTTTGTCTCCTTCCAGAACAGCACCGAAGAGCTCAGCTTGCAGCAGCCGGTGAATTTCCCCTCCGTGCCCACTGCCAGCGTATAGGCGTCTGTGGAGAGTCCCTCGTACACGTAAAAATTCGTGGGGTCGCCCAGCGCACTGGCGTATATGGTCTGCGTGTCGTTATCGCAGCCCCACAGCCGGTTTTCGCTCTCGCAGATGTAGTCCAGGTCCGGTATCTTTCGCTCCAGCTTGATGGCCGTACTGGCCTCGTTGGCCGCGGTAAAGGTGTTGTCCGTAACCGTGATCTCCGTGGCCGTCACGGACTTTATGATGATGTCCTTGTTGTTCTTTGCCTCCGTGGTGCAGCCGGATATAGTGATGCCGTCTCCCGCCTTGAACTTCGTGGTCAGGTCCGCCCAGCCGTTCACGGTTATTTTGTTGGTGGCAAACGTGGCCTTGCTGCCCGTCACCTCCGCCGCCAGCGGCTTTACGGTCTGGTCCTTGATGTCCAGATACACCTTGTCCGGCCATATCACCATCTTGGTATTCACCACGGCAAACTGCTTCTTACCCGCCGTCACCGTGCCCACCGTCTGCCCGTCGTACAGCAGGGAGGTCCCCTGCACCGCCACCAGCTTGTCCCACGATGTCAGCGCCGTCACGTTCTGGTACCCGGTCTGCTTCAACCGTCCCTTGCGCGTGGTGATGTACGGCCACCGTCTGGCTGACAAATTCAGGCTGTCCCGCAAATCGCCGTTCTGTATGGCGTCCGACCAGTTGATGCCTCGCATCTGCACCATCTCCACCTTGTTGGGGTTCAGGGAATAGGGCAGGCTTGCCAGTCTCATCCCATCACCCGCACATTCCCGGTGTTGTCCGGGCAGTGCTGCCGGCGCCACCACGCCATTGCCTCACTCATCGCCTCGTCATACACCGCCTTGTCGTTGCCATACAGCGCCGTTTCGTTGTTGTAGTAGTCGATCTGGCTGCACAGATACAGCACATACACCCGGTCGTAGGGCGCGTGGAGCAGCAGCTCCCCGTCGCCCGCCGGCCAACTGTGTACGTAGGAGGCCATATCGATCCTCTCCCCGATCTGCTGGTCCAGCCCCATCACCCACGCCGCTTTCTGCTCGTCGCTTATGGTGTTCAGCCGCAGCTCGTCCGCCTGCGAAATGGTATCTGTAACCGTCATGTCTTCACCTCACTTCACTTATCTCCCACGTGCCGCTTTTCCCGTCCGCGCTCCGCGTCACCTTCACGGTGTACGTTTCGGTCACAACAGGTTCCTCCGGTTCCGCAGGCTTCTCCGGCTCCACATACGGGATGCCGAACCACTCGCACAGGCCCTTGGCGGCGCTCTCCGCCACCTCTGTCATGTGCTCGTGCCACCAGCCGATGTCGTTGGGGTTGTCGTGGAAAGCGTGTTCCTCGTAAAAGCTCACCGCGTTCGGCACCCGCAGCTCGTACCACTTGGCGTTTGGCACCAGCGTCACCTTGCCGGGGTACACCTGCTTGCGGTATTTCACCATGATCTCGCCCAACTTCTTCCCCTTGCTGGAATAAGTGTAGTACATGGGGTTGCACCCGCTCACCCGTGTCTGCTCCGCACCGTTGCTGATGGCGTTGGTGTGGCTGACGTAATGCACGTCCGCGCCCCATGCGTTGCTCTCCGCCACGTTTTGCCGCATGATGGTGTCACCATTGTCCCCGTTCATGGGGGTACGCCGGTACCCCCGCTTAGTCTCGATGCCGCAGCGGTTCAAAATCGGCTCTAAAATGTCGATGTACTCATTGTTCTCCGGCGCCTCATAGCACTGTTTCCCGTCCGGTCTCTTGTATACGCACGGGTTGGCCCGATGCATGGCGGGGGACAGGTATACCTTTGCCATGTTACATAGCCTCCTCGTCGTTAGTCGACTTCATCTGCTTAAAAATCTGATTAACGCCCGTTGCGGTCAAGCCGGACATAATGCCCACGGCGACCGCCGTAAAGTAGTCCTCGGCAGGGAAATCCGGCATGTGGAATGCCAGCGCCAGCGCGCCGATGATGCCGCCGCACACGCCGCAGATGATGGGGATCCACTTGCTGTCCAGCACCGTGGCCTTCACGATCATGCCGATCAGATAGCAGATGACGATGATAGCGGCAACAGTCGCCACTCCGATAGTATTGATGTCCATAGTTACTTCCTTTCCGGCTTTACGCCTCTCGCTTGATGGGCAGTTTCCTTACTTCCTCCATGACCCGTTTTGCGCTGCCGTTGCCGCCCATCTTTTCATACGGCTGATACAGATAGTCATTGAGGTTTTCGTACTCGTCCTGCGTGATGTACCCTCTCGTCACGTACACCATGCCCAGATGGATGATGCGGTCATGCGCCAGCCCTACCAGCATATTCCGCTCCACATCGTTCTTATCCCGCCGCTTCCCTATCAGCGCCCACAGCCCGTTACTTGCCAGCACAGCCAGCACGATGGGCAAAAGCACTTCCTTCATCCACGGTTCCATTCGCCGCGTTCTCCTCTCAAATTATTTTTGCACCCTCGACACCCTTCGACCGTTTCTGACACGCACCCTGTGCTATCCTGCTTGCAGAAAGGAGGTGTTCCCATGCACGAGTATTTCACCCTGTTTAACGCCGTCACCGACGCCATTGCACAGCTTGAAAAGGCCGTTGCCGCGCTCAAACAGGCACAGGTCAGTGCCGAGGAAGCCTACATTCAGCGGGGGGAGTAATTCTCCCCGCCCTTATTCCGCGTACACGCTCTCGATCAGCGCACACAGCTCCGTGTACTGCTCGTCCGTGATGCGCCCCACGGCGAAAAACACATCGCACTTCTGCTGCGCTTCCTCCTTCGTCTTGTAAAACCGCTTGTTGATGAGCTTCGTCATAATGTTGTACATAGTCGTTCTCCTTTCAGTTTGCCGTCCGCAGACCGCTGCCTGCGCTCTCACGTTTCCTCTGCTCCATCTTCCGCAGGAATATGCGCCACAGCAGCCCGCACTGGTAGTCCGAGAACCCCTGCTCCCACAGCAAGTCCCAGCCCACCACCGGGTGGCGCGGTATGGGCGCCATTATGATGCCGCCGGTGTTGGGGTGCTCCTTGTTGTACTGCGCTATGTATTCCTCCGTCCTCGTTCCTCTCTTGAATAACAGCATAGTTGTCCTTTCCGCGCTTACGCGCTCTCCTTATGCAGCCGGATGCACACGATACCGCTGCCGCCGGAACCGGGGTAAGACACGTAATCTCCCGACACGACTTGCGCCGACCCGCTTCCGCCTCCGCCTCCGCCAGTATTAGCTGCGGCAGAAGTCTGTTGCTTTGCTCCGCCACCCTCGCCCCCGGAAGCTGCGGTTGAAGAGCCAGAACCCATACCGCCAGCTCCGCCACCGGCATAGAGTTTCCCGGTTGCTTCACCAAATTCGCGGGTAGTCGTGCCTTGACCGGTGCCGCCAATCCTTGTACCGATTGTAAGTGCGTTATTCCCGTCGCTGGCTCCGTCGCCGGGGTTGGCGTCTGTAGAAACAGAGCTTTTGGCACCACCTACGCCTCCGCCAGAGCCACCGTTGCCGCCGTCCCACGTAGAAGATGCAGATTTTCCTCCTTCTACCGTATAGCCAAAAGCAACTGTATTACCTCCAGCAGGACCCACTTTTTCATAGGCGTTTTTCCCGGATAACGCAATTCCGCCCGCGCCGATTACAACGGAATACTCGACATTTGCTTGAAGCAGCGCTTTTGTGATGGTCTTTGTAAAGCCGCCTGCCCCACCTCCACCGCCATTATAACTTGAATTAAATCCGCCGCTGCTTCCATTCCCAGCGCCCCCGCCCCCTACAAGAAAGGCGTCGATGTACGTGTCCTTCGTCACCGTAAGCACGCCACTTGTAAGCAGCTCCACAACCCCGTCATCCAGCCGCTCGTTGTACGTTCCGGTGTACTCAAACTCTAACCGTTTAGCAGTACCCCCCCCGCAATTAACGCTTTGCCGATAATCATGCTCATCCGATAACCTCCATATCCGCCTGATAGATGGTTTCCACAGCCTCGCCCAGCTGCTGCGTCAGGCTGTCTATCTCCTTGTTGGCTTCCTCCAGTGCCGTCAGCACCTCTTTGCCGTCACGGTAGAACTTGCCCTCCGTGTACGTGTCGCCCATGCCCACCGGCCTGTCACCGGTGTACACAGCGGAGGGGAAGAACTGCTCGTTCCGCTTGTCCATTTCGATGATGTTGGTAACAACACCGTTTTCAACCAATGCGTATCTCACTCAATCACGCTCCTTAATCCGAAATCTTGGTGGCGTTTGCGGTGAACCATGCGTAGAACTCCGGGGAAACTACCTGATAGCGGTTCCAGAATTTTATGGTTTTTGCTGTTGCTTGCCTCCACATGTTATGTGTAAAGTCATATACCAGTACATAATTTGTCGACAAATCACCGGAGTTATGCCCAAAGCACAGATCGGTTGTGGTAGAGAATGCTCTTGCGCCCATCACGGTATAAAAGTTGGAACCAGCATAGGCAAATGTCCCGTCATAATCGAAGTTCTCTGTAAACAAAGTGCTTGGCATGGTAAGTGTGTCATTAAACTTCCACGTTCCACTCAGCACGTTCTCAGTGGGGTCGTCTTGGTGCAGGCGGATACACACGATACCGCTGCCGCCAGCAGTCCCTTGACCGCCGGTGCCGGAACCACCAGCAAACCCTTTCCCGCCGCCGCCACCGCCACCGGTATTAGCTGTAGCGTCAGTTGTGGAATTCCCGTTTGCACCGCCCCCTTCACCGCCAGCTCCCGCAGTTCCATAGCTTCCGTATATTCCTTGACCGCCGCCACCTCCACCGGCATACAGTTTTCCGGTTGCTTCGCCAAACTCTCTTGTGGTGGCGCCTTGCCCTTTCCCAGGGTTTCCGGTTGTTGCGCTACCGACATTGCCACCATCAGCTCCGTTTGACCCTCCATCACCAGCGTTTGTTTGCCCGCTTGCAGCAACGCCGCCTTTACCGCCGCCAGAGCCGCCGTTAGCAACAGTTCCACCTGTAACTGTGTAACCAAAAGCCGAAGTCTCCCCGCCGGAGTTGCCACCACCGGTTCCGCCCGCGCCAATAACAACTTGGTATGCCACCCCTTTTCGCAACAAAGCGTTTACAATAGTTCTTGTGCATCCACCGCTACCTCCGGCTCCGCCGTTGCTGGATGTTCCAATAGACACACCCCCGGCACCACCGCCAACCATGAATACATCCACATACGTATCCTTTTTCATCGTAAGGATACCGGTTTCCAAAAACTCCACTACACCGTCTGCGGTACGCTCATTGAATGTACCGCCCGTGTAGGTGAAATCCAGCCGATTGGCAATTCCGCCTCCCCCTGCTGTCACCGCTCTGCCTGTAATTGCCATATAAACCTCCGTTCCCGACCTCCGAAACGGAGGCCGTGTTTATTCTTCCTTAACTCGGGTACACCATCGTCTTTGTACCCTGCATCGTCATGGCCGTAGAGGGCGTACCGCCTATGCACACGGCCTTTACCGTTCCGTCTGTGTTCACGAACACCATCGCCTGTACGCCGTCCTCCTGCAGCTGCTCTATCTGTGCCACAGTGGGCTGCGGGTCGTACATGTACTTGGGGTTTTCGCCCACCACAATGGTCTGCTCGTATTTGCCGTCCACCTTCGTCCATGTGGTGGTCAGGTGGATGGAGATCAGTATCACCTTCGGCTCGTACTCCGCAGGCTCCGGCGGCTCGCTTGCGCCGTTCTCCGTATATACGAACACCAGCCGCATGGCCAGCGCCACGCTGGGCACAGCGCCCACGCAGGTGACTACGATGCTCCCGTCCACGTTGTTGGCCTGCATGATGGTCACGCCGTCCGACACGATCTGCGCCAGCTGCTCCGGCGTCGGCGTCACGTCTACCCGGTAATGAGTGTCCTGCCCGGTCATCACGGTCTGCGTGTAGGGTCCGGTCCCCTGCCAGGTGGTGGTCAGCGTCACGATCTCCTCAAAGACCTTCGGCTGATAGGCTGCCGTACCCACCGCCCGCTGTCCGTCCGCCTGGTAGAAGACCTTTCCCGCAGTGACACTCGCCGGGGTGGCCGTCGTGTCAGTGACATCCATCAGGGTCTCACCGAAAAACTCTACCCGGCTGTTAGCCACTTACATCACGCTCCGATCGTCACGGTCTGACCGCCCGCTGCGTTGTCGGTGTATGCAATTCATAGCCGCCGTCGTACAGCTCCGGCGTCACCCCGGTCATCACGCCGAAGTCCGCCGAAAAAAAACTGTCGTCCGTTTCAAACACCGTGCCAAACAGACAGTTGTCCGAGCGAAACTGCACGTTACACTCCATCCAGTTCCCCCTCTCTCAGCACGTCGTCCACGTTGGCGGTGATCACGCCGGAGTTCAGCCGCGTACTGCCCATGCCCACGCGAAGCTGGATGTGTACCGGGGCCCTTGCCGCAAACCGCGCCGTCTCCTGCTCCGTAAGGCGCACCGAGATGGTCTGCTCACCCATCACCGCGTCCTCCAGCCGCTTCTCCACCACCAAAGTCCCCCGCTGCTCATAGGCGATGCTCAACAGCGTAATCTTGCTGGTGTCCAGCGGCACCGTGAACGTATGGGTAGGCGTGGTGTATCTCCCAAATCTGTTGTCCATTTATACCGCCCCCTTCACGTCGTACATGGTGGTCTGCAGCGTCAGCGCCGCCGTAGGTTTTTCTCCCACCGCATGGGCGGTAAACGTCCCGTTTTCGTTGGCGATGTACAGGGCGCTGGTGCCGTCCTCCAGCATCTGTTTGATGGCCGTCTTGTCCGCCTCCAGATCCACTTGCTTGCCCGCTGCGCCGCCGGCAATGGTCACCGGCTGCTTCCAGTCGTCGCCGTCCGCCACCCAGCCCGCCACCGTCAGCGTCACAGAGCCTTTGATGATGCTGCCCTGTTTTGCGTTCAATGCCGTCTGTGTGGCCGTGGAAATTGGCTTTGCAAGGTCGCTGGTGTTGTCCACGTTGCCCAAACCGACCATTCCCTTGTCATAATCTCCCGCCTTCGGTACAACGCTTCCTGCGCGTCCGTTGAAGCTCACCACACCGCCGCCAGCGGCCTGCTGTGCCTGTCCGGCCCAGTATTCCGCGCTTTTTTCGCTGGCCGCTGCCGCCGCTGCGCTTTTAGCCGCCGCCGTCACGGCATTACCTATGCTTCCGGCTGCCGCCGTGGCGGTCTCCGCACTTTCTGCCGCGCTCTGCGCCGATGCCGCCGCCGCATTGGCCGATGCCGCCGCGCCGCTTATCGTGTCCAGCACCGCGTCGATCTGGCTCTGCAACTGCTCGGCCTGCGTGGGCGGCACGTCCTGCTCCGTCTCCGCACTGGTGTCCCACTTGCTCTCGCCCACGGTGAACGCGCCGTGCACCGCCGTGGTGGCCCGCGTTTCCTTATCGCCGGATACCGCCGCGCCCTTTACGGCCAGCGTCATCTCCCCGGCGTATTTCTTTGCGCCGTTGGGTACCGGGACCATATACACCGTGGTGCTGTTCTTCTCCAGCAGGTCCGCCGTCAGCAGCGTTTCAATGGTCTTTTCACCCAGCGCGTCCCGGAACTGCACCGTCTTAGTCAGCCCATCCCACAGCGGGGAGAACTCCATCCGCAGCACCACGTCGTTGTGGCTGCCAGCCGCGCCGATGAGCACCTTGTCCCCGGCAATATACTCATTTTGGATTTTCAGAGGGATCGTCCTCGTCATGTCCGCTCCTTTCTGCCGTGAAAAACGGCACAGCAAGCCGGAAGGATAGCGTCCTTCTCCGCTTGCTGCGCCGTGTCACAGCCGTTTTTGAGTCTCGCGGTGGTATGCAGTTGTCAGTTCAGCTGCTGCTTGACCGCCTCATACTCCCGGGCCTTTTCCTCCAGCATCTCCGCTGTGGCCGCGTCCTGTGCCATCGACCGGCGGATGATGTTGTATACCGGCCGCGGGATACGGACGTGCTTTCCCCGCTGGATGCGGTACACCTTGCCGTTCAGCCCCACCACGATGTCGTCTTTGTATTTGTCGTCGTCCTTGAAAGCGTAGAACGAAACCATGCCGTCGTCCGCCTCCCTGACAGACATGCCACGCATGACCTCCTCGGCGGCCTTTGCGGCCTCCTTGGCGTCCTCCGCCTCCTTCTTGGCCTGCTCCAGCGCCTCGTTGGCTGCGGCCAATGCCTGTTCCATTTCCTCAGGCGTTCTCTGCTTCTTTTCTGCCATGTTTATCACTCCTCATGTCCGGGGCGGAGGGGGACAATGCCCCCTCCGCTTGTGTGTCAGTTCATCAGACCGCTCTCAAAGGTAGAGGCGGACTCGATACGCACCATGTACTGCTCCACCAGTCGCTCGGCCACCTTGGTCAGCTTCCAGCCGGCGGTGGCGCGCTGGTTCAGCGGGTCAGCGGTGCCGGAGGAGCCCAGCTGCTTCACGATGTGCTGCAGACCGCCGCCCTCCAGCTCGGTCACGCCGTAGGCGTCGGCACCCACGATCAGGGTGGAATACACGTCACGGCCCTTTGCGCCGCCCTCACCGGGATAGATCACGGCAGACGCGGCAGGCGTGGTTGCGGGGCTGTCCTTCACGGTGATGGTCGCAGAACCGGCAGCACCTGCGGCCGCGGACGCCACCTCCATCAGCTCGCTGCCCACCAGGATCTCGCGGCCGGTCAGCGCGGCCGCCTGGTTGGTGCTCAGGGCCTCGGTGACGGTGATGACCTTGCCGGACGCGCTCTTGACGGTCAGGTCACGCACAGCGGCGTTGCTGCCGTCGGCGATCACCAGGTCAGGCGCGTGGAAGATCTTTGCCTCGGTGGTCTCCACGAAACGGACGCCCTCGATCTTGCCGATCTCGCCCTCATAGATACCGTCGGGGTCGGAGTAGGTCTTCACGTCCACCCACTTCTTGTCGCTCATCAGGTCATAGGCGGTGTCGGGGTGAATGATACCCGCGAAATAGCCGTTGATCTTCTGGGCGTTCATGACCTTAAGCGCACGGACGGCCTTGCGGATGTCGTCCACGCTCAGGTACTTGTTGTTGGCCTCAGTGGTGTCGCCGCCCACCAGCTCGCTTCTGTCCTTGGCGCCGCCGGCATACACCACGTTGGTGCCGCCTGCCAGCACCTCGCGGGTGATGGTGTCGGAGGTACGGCCGGCCTGAGAGGCAAGCAGACGGGTGGCCTGCACCAGGTTATTGTCAATAGCGGTCAGCTCCAGGATGTCGGACAGCTCGATGTAACCGCCGTACTGCTTGATGGTCGCACGGATGACGCCCATGCTCAGCTTCTGGCCGGCAGGCGTCACACCTTCGGTCAGGGGCACCAGCGCCTTGGGCAGGCTGTCGTACTTGCGGAACTCGATGGTCTTGCCGCTGTTCTTGGGGATGGGATGCTTCTGGCCAAACTGGTCATGGATCAGCTCCGGCTCGGCCAGATTGATAAGACGCATAGAATAATACGTCTTCATCTCGTCGGACAAACCGGCGTCCAGGGTGGTGTTGGTGTTGCCGTCAAACAGGTTCAGCACCACCGGCATCAGGTACATGTCACAAATGGTATTCATCATAGTTTCATAGCTCCTTTCAGCATATCGCCGCGGAGCCGTGGTTCAGAAGGAAATGCGTTCGCCTCTTGCCACTCTCCGCTCGATCTCCTCAAAGTCTGCCCTTGTCAGTTTTGAGGGATCCGTCTTTGTTACGAACGCGCTGTTGGAGTTGGTGCCGTTTTCGTTGGGACGATTGCCCTTTGCGCGGACGGAGTCTGCCACCTTCTTTTCCGTGCTGGCGGCCGCGGCCTGTACCGCGCTGCCCATCAGCTCGTCAAAGTGCAGCACGCGGTAGGCGTGCTCCACCGGTGTCCCGGCCTTCAGCAGGCTCAGAAACTCCGGGTTCTGCAGCTCCTGCATCAGGTCGAAGTTCTGGTACAGCGGGTTGCCCTTCATGGCCTCCGCCTCCTTGTACCACTTCTCGCCCTGCGCCCGGAAAAACTCGTTCTGCTGCTGCTCCTGCTGGCTCCGCAGCAGCTCGGCGTTCTCCCGCTTCAGCCGGCGGAACTCCTTGTACTGCTCCTCGCTCATGCCCGCCTCCTCGGCGGCCTCGCTCCAGTAGGCGTGGTCGTTGTCCACGGCCTCCAGCAGCCGCGCGGCGTCCCCGTCGTCGATGCCGTAGCGCTCCATCAGCGTATCCAGCACCGGCTGGTAGGACTTCATCCGCTTCTCATTCTCCCGCGCCTCTTTAAAGCGCCGGTCGATCATCCGCTGCGTTTCCTGGGTGTACAGGTCCTTGTACTCCCCGTTGATCAACTCCCTAAAAGCCTTTTTCTTGGCCTCCAGCGCGTCGGACGTGGTTTCCACGTCCTTTACCTTCTCTTCAGCCCCGGCGTCAGGCTGCTGCTCCGTCTGTGCTTCGCTCTCCGGCTGTTTGCCGTACTTCACGTCGCTCAGCGCGCCCGTTTTGCCCTGGCGGGTGGTACCAGTGCTCGCTTGTGTTTCGCCCTGTGCTGCGGGAGCTGCCGCCCCGCCGCCCTCGCCGTCAAACAGGCAAAGGCTCATGTCAAAAAGGTACATATCTTGTCCTCCTAAAAATGCGCGGGCATGTCGCTCCCGTGTGGCGTCCCCGTTCCTGCGGCGAAGCGGTGTCTCATAACCGCCGCCCCGCCACCCGGAACAAAAGGGAGGTACAGAGTTTGCCTCTGCACCTCCCACGGTACCATTGATTTTTCTGAATTTTCCACTTAAAAGTGGAATTTTCAAAATTTTACAGAAATTTTTTTCGGCGCCGCCTTTTCCAGCTGCAAAAAGCCGATCTTCAGCAGGTCGTACAGCCATTCCCCGCCGTGCCAACGCAGGTACGCATCCCCGCTGTCCAGCTTTTCATACATTAGCTCCGCCTCCTGCGTGTTGTGCAGCCACCCCGCCGCCGTGTACATGAGGCAGCTTACCGCCGCACATACGTCCGGTGCGCCCGTGGCGTGTCCCCTGCACCTGACGGAGCAGCTGTCCCCGCGGTGCAGCGTCACCTCTGTCATACGCTGGGTGTGCTCCGCTTGGCCAGCGCCTGCCCGTACCCGGTCATGGGCGTCTGCGCCTCCATGATGCCGCTTGCAAGGCTGCTCCCGCCGCCTCCGACGCTCTCTGCGGCATTGGTTCCGCCGCCTGACTGCGTCTCATCCTGTGGCATAAGAACGCCGGTCAGCGCCGCTATCTGCTGGCTCATCTGCATCACCATGTTCAGCAGCGTTTGCCCCTGCATGACCTTCTCCTTCACCGTCTGTATACCCTCAAAGTCCATCATGTCCAGCGCGATCAAACTGGCCTGTGCGTTCTCCGGTGCGAAGAAGCCCATCGCGTACAGCTCCTTGGCCCTCTCGTTCTGCTCCATCCGGGAAAACGGGTTCTTCTTCTGCGCCTTGATCTTCAAATCGAACACCGGCCGCCGGTACATGGGATTGCCCATCGTGTCCAGCCCGGTCACCTGGTCCTGCAAGCCGGTGTTGTCGAAGTCGATAAACTGGTACTCGCTGCCCTCGCCTGTAATGCGGAAGCTGCGGCTCAGGTCGTAAAACTGCCGCATCAGCTCCACGCACAGGGTGTTGATCTGCGTATACGCCCGATAGCTGGCGGCGATCATGTCCCGGCTGGCCTTGTTGCCCGCCTCCTGCAGCGCCGCAATGGCCGCCGCCGCGGTCACGTTGGTGGTACCGCCGGAGTTCACATCACGGTTGGCCGCCGTGTCCTTCATCTCCTCGATCTTCATCTGCGCCACCGTCACATAGATGTCGGAAAGCGGCTGCGTCACGATCTCCTGTATGCGCCCGTCGTCCAGCGGCCCGTTCACATGCACCAGCGGCCGGTTCCAGTCCAAAAACTCCTGCTCGTTGATGGCCGTGGTGTCGCTGACAAAGAAACGCTTTTTTGTGGCCATCATGGCGTTCTCCAGGATGTTGGCGCTCAGCTTGTCGATGTACAGCTGCGGGTCCTTGCAGATAGCCACATAGCCGAAGCCGATGGGCGTGCCCTTCTCCGGGTACATCACGTCCAGCACCACCGGGTACATACCGTGATCATAAAAGCCCCGCTCCCGGTACTCCGGATCGTTCTCGCTGGCGTACAGCAGCGTGGAGCCCACGAATTTGATGTAGTGCAGCGCCGTCCTGCCATCCGGTGTCTTGACCTTGTAATACCAGTCCACCACCACGCTCTTGTCGCTGGTGTCCACGTTGTCGTCGTAGATGTACTCCTTCACGTCCACGACCTTGCCCTTCTGCTTGCCCTTCAGCTGCGGGTACTCGCTGTCCAGCAGGTCGTTGTCCACCAGGTCTACGATAAACAGGTTCCGGCTCTTCTGGATGTCCGTGATGCCCGGCTCCCAAAACAGCTTCAGCAGGTCGATGTCCCTGATCTCTATGTCGCCCAGTCCGTTGTCCTTCTGCGGGTCCCAAAAGATGCCGTACACCGCCGTGCCGTGCTTCAGCTTCTCCCACCAGTTGTCGGAGTACACCTGCTCGAAGTGGTTGTACTCCTGCACCACCGGCAATATCTGGCTCAACGTCTTGGCGCTCTGCTCATCGCTCTTCTCTCTGGGCAGCACCACTGGCTCCGGGTAGTTGTCCATTGCGTCGGCGTGCTTGTTCTGAATTGTGTTGAACAGCCACGCGGAGGAAGGCTTGGGCTCCGGCGGCGTAGACGTGACCTCCTTGCCGCTCTTGTCCACCCGCTTTGCCTTGCTCTGACCGATGCCCTCCCAGTGCCGCAGCTCCCACCACAGCTCGTCGTTGACGATGCGGTTTTCCAGGTTGCCCTTGCCGTCCTTGTACTTCGACAGCAGGTCGACGCCCCGCTCCACGTCCCGGTCCGTGATGGTGGGCGTCTGCTCTGTCCGCTGCAGCAGCATAGCCGCCATCTCCGGCGCCATGTCCTGCTCATCCGGTACGATGCCAGGGATACCGTATCTCTCCATGCGCTCCTCCTTAATACACTTGATAAAATGCGTACCGGCTGGGCCTGTACTCGTCCTCTGTCTCCAGCGGGGAATACGGCCGCTCCACCGTCCTGTATTCCTCCCGCGGCCCTATGGGGTTGCGCATGCACACATACCGCAGCTGGTCGTAGATGTGGTCCTCGCCGTCGGTGTCGATGTCCTCCACGTCCGTCTGGTCATAGACCAGGTTCGGCACCGTCCGTATAAAATGCTTGCAGGTGCTGAACACATACAGCATGGGCACTCCATCCTCGTCAAAGGCCAGCCGATGGTGCACCTGCATCTTGCCGTTGATCCGCGCGTGGTCACCCTTCTCGAAGTACACCCGCTGCCGCTCCATCAGCGCGCCCACGCTCTCCGTGCCGTCACTCTGCCAGATGGCCGGGTCTCCCACCCGGTGTATCTGCTTCCCCTTCAGGTTGGGGTCCTCGTCCTCGATCCTCCGTATCTCCTGCGCCACCTTTGTTGGCTCCCACATCACGCCCCGGTTTGGCGTTCCCGTGCAGCCGTACAGCTCCCGTATGTGGTACATCCGTCTGTTGCGGTCCACGGCGTACCACCCCACGGAAAAGGGGCGGGAATAGCCCCAGTCCAGTCCGCACCAGATCACCCAGTCCTCCGGCACCCGGAACGGCGCGATCACGTGGGTGTTCTTCCTGTCCATATAGTGGTCGCTGTCGTTGCGCCACTCGGTGAATACCTGCCCCTCGAAGCTGTCCCAATTGCCGTACAGCAGGGCATTCCGCTCCGCCTCCGGCATGCTGGCCAGCCGCTGGACGTACATGGGGTCGTTTTCCATCAGTATCTTGTTGTCAAATACCGAGGACGGCACGAAGATCCGCTTCTGCTGCCCTATGTGCTTCTTGCCGTCCGGCGTGTACCACGCAGCCTCCTCCGTGATGGTCTGCATCGGCGCCGCCGCCGTGATGAAGCGCTCCTTCACCCACCCGTGGCCTACGCCGCCTGGGTTGGCCGTGGAGCGCATATACACCCGCGTTCCCGGTCCGTTGGGCCGGTTGCGGGATTTCAGATACTCATATTCCTCCTGCGTAAAGTGCGTCAGCTCGTCAAAGGCGATAAAGTCATAGGCCTGCCCCTGATACTGTATCTTGTCCTGCGGCCGGTTCATGCTGCCGAACACGATCTGCGCCCCGGAGGGAAACCGCCATGTGTGGCTGCTGCCGTTGTACCTGGCCTTGGGGTATACCCGCGGGTAATAGTTCAGCGTCTTGTCGATCAGCTCCCGCAGCTGCGGGAACGTCTTTCGCAATATCAGCGCCTTGTACCAGGGGATATGCACCTGCCGCAGCGCCTCGATGACCAGCGCGTCGCTCTTTCCGCCGCCGGCCGCGCCGCCGTACAGCGCCTCATACTCCGGCCGCGCCATAAATATGGCCTGCCGCTCCTGCGGCCGCCATACCACGCTACTCATCCCTGACCTCCGGCATCAGCACCACGCCGCTCTCACCATTGTCCGATGCCTTGTTCATCATCGTCCACTTGTCGATCAGCGTACCTATCGCCGTGGTGATCTGGCTGGGCGTGGCCTCCGCCAGCTTTGCCGGGTCGTTCAGCACCGCCAGCCCATTTCCGATGATCTGGCACACCACATCCCTCTGGCTCTCCATATATGCCAGAATGTCTGCCGTGTTCTGTGCTTTTTTCTCTGCGGCTTTTTGTTTAAAGTCGTCGCTTGCATCAACAACGCGCTTCACCGTGGTAGGGTTTACGTTGTTTTTCCTTGCCGTGGCGCGATAGCTGCCGCTTTCCAGATAATCCGCCAGTATTTTCTTTTTCTGCCGGTCTGTCAGTCTCGCAGCCATGTTATCACCTCGCTTTGTCTGACGCACCGGCCTCCCGCCACTGGCCTTTGTCATTGGCACGTCTGT